CTACTGTTGATGAATACCAACGTGACCGTGAAGGTAACTTCGTTAAAGACAGCCGTGGTGGTTTTACTACTACAGGTAAACAAATCCCTGGTGTACTTTATCGTTTCGTAACAGATGAAATCCCTACTACTGAAGTAACTGCTGGTACTAATACTTACAAAAACTTTGAATTTGGTATTGGTTCAGAATCTATTGGTGACTTAACCGATGGTCAAGGTGCAACTTCAAAACGTGTTCCGTTATTTGACTTTGTAACTAACTCACCAGGTGCACATGGTAATCTGTCCGGTATCTCTATTTGGAGTCCTACTAGCAAAGACGGTTCTCCTATTAACCACATTGCATTCTCTGACACTGGAAGTTATCCTTTCCGTATGCAATTGGTTACTAAAGAAACTCCTACTTCTAATCCTGTTGTAGCGACTACTGTAGCTGGCGCTCGTGAGATTGATTTCTCTCTGAAACCAGAAGCTGTTTCTAAATCAGGCTTGCATTATCACTTAGGTGAAACCTTCATCGAATTGTATAATGACTTAACTCCTGCTAACCCACTGTTACCTCCTACATTCGGTCCATTCACTCGTCTGTATGTTTACCAAGACAACATCGATGCTGTTTTGGAACTCTTTACTACTAAAGAGATTTCTGCTGAACAACGTGGTGACTTCTCTGGTGCTACTAGCACTGATGTAGCTGCTAAAAAATATTTGTTTAACCTGTTCGGTGGCCGCCACAGCGATGGTGATCCTTATCAAACTTATCGTCAAGGTGAGTTAGGTACCAATGGCGTTATCCTAGGTAGCAACAGCGTTATGTGGGCTAAAGGTGGTACCGATGGCGACATGAATGATGCTGACTTTGCTAAAGCTGTAGAAGCTTGGTTAGAAGAAGTAGCTGACCCTAATGGTAAGTACATGGACAATGTATCCTACAATGACTCTACCTTCTGGGATACTGGTTTCCCTCTGGAAACTAAGTTGAAAATGGGTAAATATATTGCTACCCGTAAAGACCGCTGGGTATGCGTCAGCACTCACGTAGCTGGTGAAGAACAACCTATTAGCATTGCTGAAGAAAATACTCGTGTAGCAGCTATTCGTTCTGCTGTACGTTTGTTTGCCGACTCTTCTATTTACGGTACTGGTGCTTACCGTGCTGTAATCGTAGCTGGCTCTGGCCGAATTGATAAAACTGTTTCTTCTTATAAGAAACGCGTTCCTAAGTCTTACGAATTGTGCCGTATTGTTAGCAAATATTGGGGCGCTAGTATTGGTCGTGCTAATAGCACTTACGATTATACTGAAGGTACCAATAACTTCTTCAAATATCTGGTTGACGTTACCAACTCTTGGGCACCTTATCAAGTTCGTAATGAAACTTGGGCTTCAGGTGGTATGTGGTCTGAACGTTCTGACCGTAAAGTAGACTTCTTCCCTGCATTCCGTACTGTATACGACAATGACAGCTCTACTTTAACTACTCTGCGTCCAATGTTGGTTCACGTAGAACTGAACAAAATCGGTTATGAAGGTCACCGTGCATTCACTGGTAAAGACTGGCCAGAAGACCGCTTCTTGCAAGAAGCTACTGATTGGTATTACGACCAAATTAAAGACTACAAGTTCGGTGGTAAAGTCGAAGTAGAATGGAGTATTGAAGTAACTAAACTTGATAAAGAAAAAGGCTATATGTGGCATACTGAAGGTATCGTATACGCAGATGGTCAACGTACTGTTCAAGTATTCAATACTACTAACATGCGTCGTTCTGACAAACCTGAGAACTCACCTGCTATTGTAGCGTAAGGATGATAGTAGGGTAACTTAATACACGTTACCCTACTTATTGATTTTTTAATTAATGTACAAAAGGATTACAATAATGGCTCCCCCCCCACCCCCCCCTTTTTTGAACAGAGCAGGGGGGGGTGTTGTTGTGATCCAAACCAATGTATCTCACCTGATTGAAGGTGGTAACTTTGGTTATGCTAAACAATGGCATTCTTGGGTCAATAACCACCAATATACTTCACGTCCACTCTTGACGTTCTTGTTAGAACCACCTATTGGTTTTAAACTACTCCCTAATAAAGAAGACCACATTGGTGCACTTCGTTCTCTAGTAGAAACTGTACGTCACCGTTGGACTGGTTTGCAACACAAACTGACTGTTAACGTGGAATCTTCTCAATCATTCGGTGGTAGTGGCCAAAAATACGAAGTATTCACTAACGTAACTGAAGAACAATCTAGCGTTTCTCTGTCTGTATGGGAACGTCCAGGTTTGGCTATCGGTCGCTTCTTTAAATTCTGGATTAACATGTTGATGATGAACCCAGAAACTAAATATGCTTCTATTTCTACTGTAGCTGGTGCTGAAGCTGAAAAATACGATTCAATGCCAGACATGTATGCCATGTCTATGTTGTTCATTGAACCTGATACTAACCACCGTCACGTTGTTCAATCTTGGATTGGTATCAACATGTGGCCTAAAGACTCCGGTGATAATGAAGCGAAACACGATAAAGATAACCCATCTGAAGTTCGTGAATTGACTATTGGTTTTACTGGTATCTTTCAATATGGCCCTGGTGTAGACTACTTCGCGCAAAAATATCTTGATAATATTAACTTGATTGGTGCAAATGAATTCCACCAAAAAGCTGCTATCCAAGGTATTGATGCAATGGTAGCTAACGCACGTACCTCATATGTAGATACAGTCAAAAATATTTCCCGCAGCCAGTACAAGTAGTGCTGAGAAAGACAATTTAATACTATTACCAATATATGAGTAAGTATTAAAACATAGTAAATGATTATCCTTGCTCTCCTTAGTGGGAGCAAGGGTAGTTATTATTATGTTTATGCTTTTTTATATTAACTTCCGTTTAAAAGGAATATTGGTATGTCTAATAATATCGAATATAAAGAAATCAAAGGTTTCGAGAATTATTTAATTTACGAAGATGGTACTATTGTTAATAGTAGTACTGGTAAAGAACTAACTACAGATAGTGTTCTTTTATATAACAATGGTAGAGCTAAATGGTTTACTAAATCTGCTTTAATGAGAGAATACTTTCCTGCTGTTGATTTAGAAGGATTTAGAACGATTCCTGGTTTCTCTAATTACATGGTAAATGATAAAGGTTTGGTTTATAGTAAAATATACGATATAATACTTAACCCTGGTATTTCTGCTAGTGGTTATTCAGTAGTAAATATACGTAACGATGATAAAGTTAAGATGACTAAGAAAGTACATCACTTAGTATTAATGACTTTTAAACCAGATGACTATAAATTAATCACTACTAACTTTAAGGATATCAACAATACTGATGGTAAGATTTATACTACTAATCACATTGATGGTGTAAAGACTAATAATAGTTTAGATAATCTAGAAGTGGTTACACATAGCGATAATGTAAGACACGCTATGGATACTGGATTAGTTTCTACTGTTAAGCCTGTTAAAGTTAAGTTTCATGATACTGGGGAGATAAAATATTATCCAAGTATGGCTGTTGCTTCTAGGGCTTTAGGAATGCAGGAAGATGGTGTATTACAAAGACTAGAGAATCCTAACTATAAGTGGACTCTATGGAGTGATAATACGCAGATTATTCTGGTAACTGATGGTGAGTTTGAGAATATAAGATACATTCCTAGAGAAGGTGGTGGTATACAGCAGAATATTGTCGTTATTGACTATAAAAGAGACCCATTTGAAGAGATTATCTATCCTAGTATTAACGAGTATTGTAGAGTTAATGGGTTTAATCCTTCGACCGTTAAAAAGGCATTTGAGAAGACTAATCATCCTATTATGCGGAATTTACATAGGATTAAGAAGATGGATGATCCTGATAACTGGGGTTTACCTGTTAAGTTAGATCCGATATTTGAATTAGCTACGAGTAGTTACAATAAAGGAAAAATCTATGTATTCTTAAAAGAAGATTGTCCTCCTATTGTTAAGTTACCTAATGAGAACTTTAAAATAGAGAGTGATAATAGGTTCTCTAATACTAATATAAATAAGATTAGAGATATGTTAAGATGTAGAAAAAGATATAATCTAGATGGTGGTTATAGTGTAATGTATTACGAAGATTATATGGAAACTGAGGAATATAGAAAATGGAGAGGATTATTTAATCAATTTGAATACTTAGGTGTATAATGATTGATTATTATCAATATAAAAAAATAAGGTTATATAGAGAATATACTACTCTCTACTCCTATCATGGAGTAGAGAGTAGTATATTCTTATGTTCTTCTTATTCTTGGCGAACTTTTGCTGTCTTCTCTATACCAAATATTAATGCATTTACAAAATCTAAATGCATTTCGTATTCAGTATAGGTGTAACTATGCATATCTAGATATTGGTATTCCTCTAGAAGATCCATTAAATTACACTTAGAAGCATTGACTATATCTCTCATTACCTCTATTGACAACAAATTATCGTTTATAACCATATCGTCTTCCCTTTCTTTGGTTAATTAACTAACTGTTAGTAGGATTTTTACCTTTAAGCCAACCATGGAGTTCCTTATCAGCCATAGCAACGATAGCTGAAGCACGTACTAATCCTTTAATAAGTTTAATACGGTCTTTTTTAAGGCTTTCTTTAAGTTCATCTGCTACCCTGTAATAAGAACATCTAAACAAATATTGGCTAGGAGTTTCAAATGATGAATCAACAGCGATATCTTCTGGTATAATAGATAAACCATATTTATTATTAAAAGCTTCGAGTACAACTAAAGGATTGTCGAAGTATTTATCAACATATTCTTTAATAGCATCCTCGTTTACTTTAACAATAAATTTGATTGCGTTAAATAGGCAAAAATCTTCTTTAACTAATCGAACACTGCCTAATGGTTTATTTCTATTCCATGGTTGCATAATACTATCGTTAATGCGATACAGACGATCACCATCTACACGAACAAATGAAAATAATTCTTTAAGATTGTTTACATCTAAAGAATCTTTACATAAGTTTGTAGAAGGATAGACTTCTATACTGCGAGAAAGCATCGCTTCTTCTTCTGTACGGTTACGTAATGTTTTACTGGGTAAGTGTTCAGAAGAAAGACGCATCGAATATTCAGATGACTTTCTTACCTTTTCGTTAGCAATTTGATCATAGCGAGATGTAGAAGCAAATGGATTACCCAAGATTTCGCGTTGACGCTGGCGTTGCTCTTCAGTAAACTTCACTGGTTCGTAAGGTTCTGGTTGCTCTTGAGCTTTCTGAATATTGTCCCAATTAAATTTAGGCTGTTCTTCATTTTGCTCATTTAAGTTTGTGATAAGCTTATTACGCAATCGAATAAGACTTTCTATCGCTTGGTTTACTTCTTCAATTTCTTCGCTGTTACGAGCGCCTATTGCAGATTTGGGGTTAGGAATTTCTACTTCTTTACCCTTAAGTCCACGCAGTGTTGCATCCTTGGCTTTACGTAATGCTTCATCGATTTTAAGCATTTCAAGACGTTCTTCATCGAGTTGTTCTCGTTTCTGAAGTTCTTTCTCCACACGCTCTTTAATAATCGCTTCCAAACGTTTTTCGCCGAACTTTTTAATCAAAGCTTCATCACAAAGATATTCTTCGTGAGCTAGTTTAGATTCATCGACAGGTTTCTTGGTGAAGTTGCTGAATTTAAATGGTGAGTATTGGTATACAGATGCAGTTGGTTTTAAGTTAACTGGTTCTGTTACAGTTGATTTATTCAGAATCAACTCAATCACCATTTGGATTCGTTCAACCAAGTTAAATGGCTCAACCAAATCTTTTACTTCACCTTTATGTTCTACACGCACAATCTTGTCAAGCGGTTCTGTCAAGATTTTGTGGAATTCATTAACTTCACCGTTTTTCTTCAACATACCTGCGGTGATGAATTTGATTTCTTCTTTAGAGTAGCCCATAGAGGCTGCAATATAAGATACAATTGCCAAAGAACGGCGAGTACTTAATTCAAATTTTTCCATTTTAGTTTCCTTTATAAAAATGTTAACACTATATAAAAGAAAGATTTAGATTAATCTTTCACTATAATAGTATATTTTTATATAAAAATAAAATGTAACACCACTATTGTAAAGAGTTAAAATTTATATATTTGGTAGACAAAAGTATGAACTAATTTATTTCAACTGACCCTACAATTACGTAGCAATTAACAGGAGTTCAACATGGAAAATCAAATAACTGAATATTGGAGAGAAGGATCCCTAATAGTAGAAGACTGGGGAGAAGAATTAAAAAATGCTTCCGATAAAGAGCAATTAAAGATAATTAAGGAATGTCTTATATTCGTAAGAGACAACTTAAAAATCTCTAATGAAGATACTATTTCTTTATTACTTTATATCAATCCTTATAACATTAATCCACCCATGGGGATTGATGAAGAAGTCGTAAAAGAAGTGTATTTAAAAATGCGGAAGTTTAACTACTTCATTAAATTTTATGTATTCAATAACGATGTTTATTACCACTTAGATGGTAGGAAAGTTTCACTTAGTTATCTACGTAATTATCTATCTGAAAATGATTCATTTGGATGGTTGAAGTTCGTAACACGTCGTAATTACGCTAATGACCATTTATATCTATGCTGTGTGAAGAAAAACATTGCTAAAATAAAAGTTGCAATGGTTGATACTTTTACCAAATTACTTAATTTAAATTAAAAAGGAATTAGAAAAATGACATCAGAAATGATTAAAGTCACTAAACGAGACGGACGTCTAGAGAGTTTAGATGTTGAGAAAATTCACCGAGTAGTGGCATGGGCTGCTGAAGGGCTTGACGTCTCTCCTTCTGAAGTAGAATTGAAAGCTCAAATTCAATTATACAATGGTATTCGTACTGAAGATATCCACGCTACTTTAATTAAATCAGCGGCAGACTTAATTAGTTTAGAAAATCCTGATTATCAATACATGGCTGCTCGTTTAGCTGTGTTTAATATTCGTAAGATTGCTTATGGTGAATATACCCCTCCTAGACTTTATACACACATTCATTCAATGATTGAGAAAGGTATTTACGATAAAGAGATTCTAGAAAAATACACTGAAGAAGAAATCGATTTAATTGAATCTTTTGTAGACCATAATCGCGATATGAATTTTGCTTATGCTGGTATTAAGCAAATGGAAAATAAATACTTGGTACAAAACCGAGTGACTAAACGAGTATACGAATCTCCACAAGTTGCTTTTATTCTAATTCCTACTTGTTTATTTGCAGAGTATCCTAAAGAAACTCGTTTAGATTATATTAAGAAATTCTACGATGCATTGTCATTGTTTAAGATTTCATTACCTACTCCTATCATGGCAGGTGTACGCACCCCTACCAAGCAATTTGCGAGTTGTTGCGTTATAGATTGCGATGATACTTTAGACAGTATTAATGCAGCTACTTCTTCTATTGTTAAATATATCTCTCAACGAGCAGGTATTGGTATCAATGGTGGTCGTATTCGTGCATTAGGTAGTGAAATTCGTAAAGGTGAAGCCATCCATACTGGTGTTATTCCATTTTGGAAAATGTTCCAAGCAGCGGTTAAGTCATGCTCGCAGGGAGGCATCAGGGGTGGTGCGGCGACCCTATTTTATCCTATTTGGCATTTAGAAGTAGAGTCACTGTTAGTATTGAAAAATAACCGTGGTGTAGAAGACAACCGTATTCGTCAATTGGATTATGGTGTACAGATTAATAGGTTAATGTATCAGCGTTTGATTGAGGATAAAGACATTACATTATTGTCTCCTCATTCTGTAGAAGGTCTCTATGATGCTTACTTTAACGATCAAGAACTATTTGAGAAGTTATATGTAGAAGCTGAAAATAATCCTCTGATTCCTAAGAAGACTATTAAAGCTACTGAATTGTTTACACTATTGATGTCAGAACGTGCTAACACTGGTCGTATTTATATCATGAACGTAGACCACGCAAATACACATTCTTCATTTATTGAAAAAGAAGCCACAATCTACACTTCAAATCTTTGCCTCGAAATTACGTTACCTATTAAACCTTTGAATAACATCTTAGATGAAGAAGGTGAGATTGCTTTATGCACTTTAGGTGCTTTAAATCTAGGTTCTGTAGATAAAGATAAGTTAGAAGATATTGAAGAGTCTATGGATTTAATTGTACGTGCTCTTGATTCTGTATTAGATTATCAAAACTATCCTGTTAAAGCAGCTCGTAACTCTGTAGATAAGTATCGTCCGTTAGGTATTGGTGTAATTAACTATGCTTATTACTTAGCTAAAAATGGTGCTCGATATAGTAATGCTAGTGGCCATAAGTTAACTCATGAGTTATTTGAAGCTATTCAATATTATGCTTTAAAATCATCTGTACAATTAGCTAAAGAAAAAGGTAAGTGTGGAGCATTTGAAAATACTAAGTACTCTAAAGGTATTTTACCAATTGATACTTATAAGAAGTCTATTGACGAATTTGCTTCATTTGAGTATAAATTAGATTGGGAAAGTCTTCGTAAAGATATTATAGAACATGGTTTACGTAATGCTACACTGACTAGTTTAATGCCTTCAGAGAGCAGTAGTCAAGTAAGTAATGCGACTAATGGTATTGACTTACCTCGTGGTCCTATTACTGTTAAGGCTTCTAAAGATGGTATTTTAAAACAAGTCGTACCTGAATATGAAAAATTAGCTTATGATTACGAATACTTGTGGTACGATAATAATAATATTGGTATGTTGAAACTGGTAGCTATTATGCAAAAGTTTGTAGACCAATCTATTTCTACTAATACACGATATAATCCAGCTAATTATACTAATAGTAAAGTACCCATGAAAGAGATGTTAAAAGAGCTATTGCTTGCGTATAAGTATGGTGTTAAGACTTTGTATTACCACCACACTAATGATGGCTCTGATGACACTCAGGATAGCTTAGATGATGGTTGTGCAGGTGGTGCTTGTAAAATCTAACTAAAAAAGAATGGACTAGGGATAATTCCTTAGTCCTTTCTTTATATGAAGGGACGAAAATGAAGATGGTGTCTTCTTAATAGTGATGACAGTTCTGTAACCAAGAATCTAATGATTGTTTCTCTGTGGCTAGGGCTGATTCTAACCATTCATTTTCTTCTTCGGTTATAGTGCCCATCATCTTCTTAATTTGAAGAATCTGGATAAGATAACTTGAATTCACTATTCTCACCTCCTTTCTTTTTGTTAGTTAAATGAAGGGAAAAGAAAGACAATGCTAGTCACACTGTCTTTCTTTGTGATTTGGGTTAGTAATGAAGCACTTGAATCTGATAACTAGATTCCATATGAATAATCTCCTTTCTACGACATGTATAACCCTCTATTCCTGCGTTAACAGGAATAGAGGATTGTCGTTTATGTTTATTAAAGTCTATTAGGTATTTATACACCCGTGCCTTTCTCAAAATGTACATCAATCTGGTAGATGAATCTGGTTTTTGACTTATCTACAAAACAAAAATCTACTTTGAGTTTAGTAATTTGTTTTCCAAACATAATACAAGATGGATAAACGGTTACTAATCTGAAAAAATGGTCTTTCTTTTTACTGGCAGATAACCCACAAAACCAAAAAGACATTTGGTTATAGAAGTTAGCCCATGTCTCGTAGCTATCTAGTGTTACTTCTATTACATTAACTATTTCATTAACTTTAGGAATTTTCTTACGCAGACTGCTATTTACGCGGTAATCTTTTGTCCACTTACCCTGATTTTCTTTAAGGAAGAATTCTATAGAATTATTCAATTCATTATAGAACTTCTGATCCATTTGTTTGTCTACATTTAATGACGACATTTCATTTTCCTTTATATAACAACATACTACTCTCTACTCCTATTTTGGAGTAGAGAGTAATTGCTTTATGTTTTATATAATACTTCTTGTTTTAAGACTTTTTCTTACTAATTTGCCAAGTCCTTTTGCAAGTTTCTTCCTAGCATATTCTTGCTGATATAATTTCTTAGCTCTCCTTTCAAGCTCTGGGAGCATTGCATCGCACAAGTCTTCAACATCTGACCTAGTAATTTTAGGTTGTGGAGTTTCTTTAAAATTACTCTTAAATTCACTCTTTTTAAACTCAACCATAAAGGTTCCTGGCTTTTTACAGGTTTTCTTTCGTTTCATTCTACTGTCCTTTCTTAAACGATTTCTAAGATGAATACTACTTTTGTCTTAAGTTCTTTAAAGATTTCTAAAGATACATAAGGGTGAGCTAGTGTATCGTCATCAATGAAAATCGGATATAACACATATTGCTTTTTATTTTTTCTGTCTCTGTAACTTTCTAGTTTACCCTTACCACGTACACCATATGCACCAGCTAATTCTATACCACATGCTCTCAAAGTAGGTTTACCTGCGATGACTTCTTCTAAGAAGTAATCTACTGTACCGACAACCATTTCTTTGATTTCACTTAGTTTAACTTTATCTACATTAAAATTAATGATATCTGGTTTAGTGATTACAGGTATATTTGCTTTCTTAGGTTTACACATATTGCTATCAGAGACACTACTAATCAATGTATCACCGTCTGTTCTAGTGATACAATGTTTATAGATATTTTCAAGTGCCTCACGGTCACTTTTACCTGTAAACATAATATCAGAAATTTCAGAACGTATTTTGGCACTATCTCTACGATTTCTATAGGTGTTAGAAGTATTCACACGAGCATAGTATCGATAGAAATATGTCATGAATCTATTAAATTTATCATCTGTATCTAAGTTATAGATAAACTTAATGAAGTCAGCTATCATGACAGTATCTTCATCTTCTTTAAACATGATATTTGCAATATCTGTTGCAAGTACATAGACTGAAGTACCGTAGAAGTATCGTTTCAACTTATCTACATCTAAGTCTTTAGATTTCTTCATCTCACCTAAGCGACTAAGCCATTGTTGAGAAAGTTTACCTAATTTAGAAACTGGTTTAGCTAGTTTTTCAGGTGGAGTATAAATAGATGTCATGGTACTTGTGTAATCATGGTAACCACTATTCTCTCTCAATTCAGCAATAGCTGAAGCCAACTCAAATGCTTTTTGTTCATTACGTTCCATTTTGATTTCCTTTATAAAGTATTAGTCTTTTCAAGCAATTTAAAACAAATAATCTTAACCACATCTTCACCTTTAGGATCATTATCACCTGCTGAATGAATATATACTGGAGTTAAAACTACATCATCGAAATTACCGTAATTACGGTGGTTAATAAGAGAGTTAATCACACCACGTTCAATATCGTTAAAGAAACCTTGTTGAGTTTGTTCGATAGTGGCACGTAATTCACCACAATCCATGAAAATATATTTAATCTGATAAGCTGTAGACTTAGCAATGTCTTCTTCTAATTGAGACAATGGTTGATTAAGGTCTGGATTTACTACTACGGGAATACCATCTAGATTTCTTTTTAACTTCCATGTACTGCTTACCATAGGGTCGTTAAACAGAAGTGGTTCAATGATATTGAAACCATCTGCGATTAAGAAATCTTTTCTACGTTTATCAATAGTAGAATTATTTAAAGTCTCACGTTTAAGTGTAGTGCTTGTGTAGTTAAATACTACAGCACGTACAAAATCATCCATCTCAT